GACGACGTGGCGCACGCCCTGCGCGCTGTCTGCTATGCCGACATTCCAGAGCCGCAGTGCTGGATTGAGCAGCGCCAGGACGACCCCGCCGCCGGCGAGATCATCGCCTTTGCCAATGGCTTTTTGCACTGGCCGACCCGCACGCTGCTGCCGGCCACCGATCGCCTGTTCGTCACCTCGGCGCTCGACTTCCCCTATAACCCCGGCGCCGGCCAGCCAACGCACTGGCTCAAGTTCCTGCAGGGTCTGTGGCCACAGGACGAGGAAAGCATCACGGCGCTGTCGGACATGTTCGGCTACCTGCTCACCGACGACACCAGCCAGCAGAAGATGTTTATGCTCATCGGGCCGCCACGCTCGGGCAAGGGCACCATTCTGCGCGTGCTGGAGAGTCTGGTGGGCTACCACAACCGGGTCAGCCCCAGCCTTGCCAGCCTCGGCACGCAGTTCGGCCTGCAGCCGCTTATCGGCAAGCGCCTGGCGATGATCTCCGACGCGCGCCTGTCCGGCCGAGCCGACCAGCAGCCGATCGTCGAGAACCTGCTGCGGATTTCGGGCGAAGATGCCTTGTCGATTGACCGCAAAAACATTGCCGCATGGACTGGAAAGCTGCCGACTCGTTTCGTGCTGGCGACCAACGAATTGCCGGCCTTCTCCGACGCCTCGGCCGCGCTCGCCAACCGCTTCATGCTGTTTCGCTTCACCGAGTCTTTTCTCGGGCGCGAAGACCACGGCCTCACCAACCGCCTGCTGCACGAGTTGTCGCAGATCGTTCTGTGGGCTCTGGACGGCCTTGAGCGCTTGCAGCAGCGCGGCTATCTCATCCGGCCAAAGTCGGCCGAAGAGCTTGCCGAGGACTTGTTAGAGCAGACCAGCCCAATGCGCTCATTCGTCGCAGAGAAGTGCGTTGTTGGCGTTGGCCTGGGCTGCGACCGCGACAAGCTTTTCAAAGTATGGAAAGAGTGGTGTACGGACCAGGGTCGCGATCACCACGGCACGAAGGTTTCTTTTGGCCGTCAGCTGTCTGCCGCTTTTCCCAGCGTTCGCCGCTCGCAACCGCGCGAGCTTGGCACAGAATCTGGCACAAGATTGAATTTGTATTCAGGCATCCGCATGCTGCACGATTGGGAAAATTCGTAGGGTCCACTGTGATGGCACAAGATCGAACCTGTGCCGGCACAGGTTTTGCACAATATCGAAAACGCTGGAAACCCTTGTATTTCCTAACTTTTTTTCATTTGCACAAGATGGCACATGTAAAACGAAAGGTAATGTATATGTGCGCACACACACGCAAAGAAGCTGACCGCAATGTAAAATCACCTGTGCCAGCTGTGCCACATGTGCGGGCTTTTGCACAATTTGCCGGTGTTTTTGAAACTAGAGTTTGCGAAAAAATCAAAACAATCAACAACGTAATCTTAGGGACCTATATACATAACTAGCCAAATCGGACCATAGGCGACGCCAGTCCGATTAAGGTTTAATGGTCTCCCTTGATTTGATTCATTTCATCAAAAAGATATGGGGCAATGGAGATCATTTTCTGCTTGGTGTTTGCGGCTTTGAATGATTCGATGGACGAGTAGTCTTCCATTTTCCCTTGCACCCGACCAATCTGGTGAATAAGGATGTTCCTCCCGTCCGCTTTAAGCCATTGATGGAATTTCGCCTTGCGGCGTCCATCAGGAAAAATGTTTAGTTCATCTAGCCTGCGCTTCAGATAACCGTTTTCCATTGGTTCATAGATGTACTTGGTAATGAACTTGCCGTAATACTGAGGGCGATTTCTAGCCGTAGTGCGCGCGTTTCCATATAAACGGTCCAACTCTGCGAAAAACGAGTCCGGGAAAGTCAAAATCCACTGTTGCAAACCCTCTGCGATGTATTTAAACAGCAGCATGCGCAACGCATCGTGCTTGCGATCAAGTTGGTAGCCGGTCGCTTCATCCACCAGAGCATCAATACCGACCATCGAAAGTGCCGTGGTAATGATTTCAGCCTGCGTAGCTAGTTTCTGTTGGGAGTCCACAAGGACGCCTGTATCACGCCGCGCAGCGAGGTAGACGGCGCACATTGCAGGGAGCAGCGTGGCGACATACCCAGTTTTGACCCTTCCGCCGTCCAAATATTGCACAAGTCTGGTCCGGTCAATAAGTGTTTGATTTATATAGGGTTTTAGGTTCTTTGCGGCTACAAATGGGGGGAGTGCGGTCCCATCAATTTCGAGACGCGCATTCATCCCTTTTCGGGACCTTCCGAAAGCCTCAAAAATTGAAGTCGCCGTCAGAATGCGCTCTCCTGAATCCAGGACCACGCAGTCCAGTTCAACATCTCCGATGGGCAACTTCCCCCAGTACATAGCTTTCGGCAGGTCTGGTTCACAAAAAATTTGGCTAAAGCGAGAATCTTTTTATGAGCGAGCGGCGAATGCTGAGTGCAGCAATGCTTCTTTTGCAAAAAAGACATAAATAGCTTGCAATTTGAATCCCTTGTCCAGCTCCTACGCCTGCGCAATGGCCGAGCATGTGACGCAGTGCGTTTGCATTTTGTTGAAGGCCTGAGCGTTCCCGACGCGGCGAAAAAAGCTGGCATCGACTATCAGCTGGCCCTGAAGGCAGTGTATCGTGCGCGGCGTGGTGTGGCGCTGGCAAAGACTGTCTGCGATTCAACAAAACCGGTCAAAAATCATTAATCTTCGGATTGCAGGATTTGTAGGCGCCAGCATCAAAATATGATAGTATTGTTTGTGGCGAAAGCGGATGCTGGTGCAACGATCTCATAAGGTCCGCGGTCAGACGCAGCGAGTAGCCACAATTTTTAGGAGTCAACATGGACGCCCCAGAATCTTACCGATGCCACGAGTGCTGCCCAAAAGACTGGCGTAAGACGCCCGATTTTACTGGCTGTCATGAGCTGGACGCCGTAATTCATCGCAGCAAGAACGAAAACTTGAAAGCGCGCATGTCGCTGTACGCCGACATGAACAACCGCGACGCCTATGGCGCGCTCACGGCGTACAACGGCTATTCCGGTTACTCGGGAGATTCCTGATGCCTTGGACACTTGCTAGCGCCGTCAAGCACACAAAGAAAGCTTCAACGCTTGCAAAAAAGAAGCAGTGGGCCGCCACCGCTAATGCAGTGCTGGGCAAGTCCGGCGACGAGGGCAAAGCGGTGCGCATAGCCAATGCTGCAGTGGGCAAGCACCCGGCTAAGCCCAAAAAGGCAATTGCCACAAAATTAAAACAATCAGTAAGGATGAAGTGACATGTCAAGCGGCGGAAAAAGACCAGGCGCGGGGCGAAAACCGGGCTCTAAGGCATCTTCGGTGGTCGTCAAGCCCTCGGCCCGCAGAGACCTCGCGGATGCGCTCATGAAGCGTCTAAGGAGCATCGACATTACGCCGCTTGAGATCATGATGATGGACGCTAAGCTAAATTTTGACGAGACGCAAAAGATGCTGCAAGAAGCCGAAGCGTTGGAAGAAGGCGAGACTAAGACCGAACTGATGCAGCGCGCACGTCTGAGTTCCAACATGGCAGCCGAGAGCGCCGCAAAAGTAGCGCCGTATATACACGCCAAGCTGCAGACCACCACGCTAAAAGGCGACAAAGAGAACCCGCTTGAAGTGGCTTTGGGCCTGACCAGCGCAGACGAGCTGCGTCGCGCAATACGAGGTAGCAAGTGAGCGCCCAGCGCAAATACGACAACTGCTTAGATGTCCCTTTTGAGGACATCATCGACTACTGGGACGACATGACGCGCAGCGGGGCTGACCTGAAGATGGTGCGCGCGTTGGCGTTGTGGGATCGCTATTTCCTGCTCGTGCAAATGTTCGGGCGTAAAGATTTGTTGCATCCGTGGCTATACGCTCGCTGTCGGGAGGTCGAGCGCGACCCGGACGGTTACTTGGACATCTACGGTCGTGAGCACTACAAGTCGACAATCATCACCTACGCTGGCGTTATTCAAGAACTGCTGCGCGACCCGGACGTGACCATAGGTATCTTCAGCCACACCAAGGGTATTGCTCGAGCTTTTTTGCGGCAGATCAAAGTCGAGCTTGAGAGCAACGAGCGGCTGAAGCGGCTTTTTTTCGATGTGCTTTACGACGACCCGCAAGAGCAGGCGCCTATGTGGTCGCTTGACACCGGCATCATCGTCAAGCGCAAGACCAACCCCAAGGAGGCCACGGTTGAGGCATGGGGTTTGGTTGACGGGCAGCCGACGTCTAAGCACTTTGCGCTTATGGTGTACGACGACGTGGTGACCCGAGAGTCGGTGAGTACGCCCGAGCAGATTAGCAAGACCACCGAAGCATGGGAACTCAGCGACAACCTGGGCGCTCAAGGCGGGCGCAAGTGGCACACCGGCACGCGGTACTCTTACGCCGACACTTATCAAGACTTGATGAAGCGCGGCGCGGTTAAGCCCCGCATTTACCCCGCCACACATGACGGCACAATAACGGGCAAGCCCGTGCTGTTTGACCAAGAGACCTGGAACAAAAAAGTGCGTGACCAGGGCGAAGCGACCATCAGCTGCCAGATGCTAGCCAACCCGCTCGCCGGTCACCAACGCATGTTTAACGTCGAGGACTTGCAAATTTACGAGGTGCGCCCCGAGACGCTGGCGGTGTACATATTGATTGACCCGGCGCGCTCAAAAAAGACCGACAGCGACGCCACCGCAATGGCCGTCATCGGCGTGGACTACGCTCAGAACAAATACCTGCTCGATGGCTACAACCACAAGATGGACTTGATGGAACGCTGGGAGCACACCGCGCGCCTGTATCTGAAGTGGAAGAGCGCCCCGGGTGTGCAGGCCACTTACGTGGGA